TTATTAAGGGAAAAAACATTGGTAAATAACGAATTAAATCCAGCCTCAACATCAACACTTAGTTTATTGCTAAAAACAAGACAAATATTTAACGCTACACCACAAATTTGGAATACTGATAAAGATAGTGAAAAATATTTTGATGCGTCTATAAAAGAAAATTTTATGGAAATATACATTAAGAATTTTTACACTGAATTAATAAAACTTAAAGACGATAAAACTAAGGAAGATAAAAAAATAAAAGAACAAACTAAAAACGTTAATAGTTCTGAATTAGAGAGCTTGAAACTAAATGTTTATAGAAATATAAAGGCAATACACGATAAGTGGTTAGGTGATGGTAATACACCGACTAAAGCTGCTTGTGGTGTAGATGGTAGTTTATTTAACTCGTTTAATATTATTGATAAATTTTACGACGATATAGGAGATAAAGTAATAATTAACCCTAAAAAGTTTGTGGATAATATACTTAGCAATAGTAACACGAGTTTAGCAAGTTTCTTATCTAAGTTTTTAGCTAGTATGAATTTTGATTTTATTGCATTACCTAATTTTGTTGATTTAAGTGATGAGAAAAATATTAAAGAAATGTTTGAACCACTACCTTACACTAGTAATGCATCTTCAATAGGACCTTCATTTATATGCATGTATGTTGGTGATACATCTAAAAATTTAAAATTAGGTAATAGTAATAGTGGTGACCCAGATTCTGACGGCTCGGATGTTAAGACGGATAAAAATTTCGCATCTTCATCATTAGAATTACCTGGGGCTGCATTTTTAATTAGATACGGACAACAAAATCAAAGTATATTCAAAGATTTAGAATTAAATCAAGAAGAATTTACTGAAACTGATGAAGGTTTAATTGCCACGGATGCATTATCAAATCCGAATAGCATTAAGAACGGAACCTTTATAAATCAGTCATTATTTAATATATATAGTACTAGAAGTTATAATTGTGGGGTAACAGCCATGGGTAATGCTATGATACAACCAATGACTTACTTCCAATTAGAAAATGTACCTATGTTTAGGGGTGCGTATCTAATTAAGAATGTTAGTCATACAATTAACGCTAACACTATGGATACTAAATTCACTGGTACTAGAATTACTAAGTACCGTATTCCGTTATTGGATAAAAATACAGTTTATCTAAATATGCTAGGAAGTATTAATGCGTTAACGGATAGTAACACGTCACTTAGTGCCGATTTAAGTAGAAGTACTGGTGGAGGTAATATTAGTTTTATAAATACTGAAACAACTACTGGGGTACAAACATTATCTAGTATAAATGAAACTACTCCAGTAATTGATAATAATATTAATAATGGTATAATTTACGTGTAATGATTAAGAAAGTAAGAAGTAACATAAGTAAAGATAAATTAAAAACCATAGATTCTTTTTATAATCATTTACCAGAAAAGCTAAAGTTAAAAAATGTAAATACCATCGTTTTACATTGGACATCAGCAACTAAATTAGACGAATCTATAAGTAAACTTAAAAAAAGTCCTAAACTAGATGGTAAAAATGGTGTTAATTATCATTTTGTTATTGACAAAGATGGTACAATAGTTCAAACAGCACCATTAACTAGTAAAGTTTATCATGCTGGATATTCTTATGGACCTAAAGGGATTTCTTGTAATGAATATTCTTATAGTATAGGTATAGTAGGTATTGTTAAAAATTTTGATGAAGTGATAAATTCAGTAGCTGAATTAATTAAAGATATTCAAAATATAAACCCTAATATTAAGTATATTACTGGACATCATCAGATATCGCCAGGTAGAAAAGGTGACCCATATAATTTTGATTTTGATAAAGTTGTTAAAAAGATAGGTAATATAACTTATTGGAAAATACAAGATGAGAAAAACTTTCCATCCAACCCTAAAGGTCTTACAAAAAATGGAAATGCGTATTTTTACAGAAATACTAGTTATGAGATTAACCCTAAAAATTTAATTGATACTGCTAAAAAGTACTCTATTTTTACAGCAAATTCTTTTTATGAAGACGACGAAAGCGACGAAAGTGATATAAGATAGTTGCAAATTTAAAAATTAATTATTATATTTGTAAGACTTTGAAATTAAAGTTAGCAAATATAGTAACAGATAGTACTGATTGGTTTGGTAAAGAGTTTAACGTGGTTTCTGATACCAAATATTTAATTAAATCCATACCAACGTTATATATTGGTTATTACGATTTTAAAGAAATTCATCCAGATGTAAATATCCTAGATTACAAATACGATGAAAATACTTTTTGGACATTTACTAAACAAGAGGATAGAACAGAGTATATAAAAGGTATTAATTTTTTTTACGAAACAATCTATAATAGATTAAAAGAAAAATTAAAGTATTTCTACATAGACCCAATTACACTTTCATTAACAAATATAAAAAGATTAATAAACAAGATAAGAAACAGTAAGATAGTATCTTATGTGTATGATGATAGGATGTTATACATATACTTAGATGGTGTTATTTACGGGTTAGACTTCTTAATATTATCTTACGTTAATGTAGATAAAGAAAAGTTAGTTCATAAAATAAAAACTAAAAAAAATTCTATATTATTAACTTCGGAAATACTTATTGAATATAAAGATTTTTTAGATAATCTTGGGGAACAGGTAAAATGGGTTCCTTACCTATATTCAATAAGTTATAATGAGCGTTAAAAAACTACTGTTAGCAACATTTTTAAATGAAGATAATATCATCTGGTTTATTGAGTATTTAAACATACAATATGATTTACCTAAAGATAAAATTTTTATTTATAAAAATGAGACTGAAGGTGGATACATATTAACTTTCTTTATTTTTACAAAAACTAAAATTAATCTTAAATCATTTCCGTTTAGGACTATCATTTTACACAAAAAACAGAACTGTTTATATACTATTAATTCATTAAATAAGTTGATTGAAAAGGAGAGTGGTATGGATTCTGGTAATATAGTTTATAGTGACTATAAGGTAGATTGGTCAAAATATGATGGTAAAATAATACTAATAACTGATAAAAAACTAAGTATTAGTAATATAAAGCGATTTTTTTTAAAATCGTAGACTATTTATATAGTAAACTTGTATTATTATGGAAGATAAAAACACACAAAATCTTGATGAGTTCTTAGGGCAAGATAAAGAACAGCAAGATGAACAACAAGTAATTAACAGCGACAAGAGTATCGTTGAGAAAGTAAATAAAAAGATTATTACCGATGACGGTAGACAATTACTTTTTTAATTATTTAATACAATGAAGATTAATAAGAATTTATTACAAGAACATATAGAAAGAATTAAAATGCTTTCTGAATATAATTTCATTTCTAAAGATGCTACTGAAAAAGATTCTGAAGAAGAATTAATATTAGGTGAAGAAGAAGATGAAATGGATATGGAAGACATTGAAGCAGAATTTGATGCTGAAGGTGGACTAGAAGACGATTCTGAATTTTCTGATGAAGAATTAGATGGTTCCGAAATTCCAGATGAGATGTTAGACGAACCAGTTGACGCCGAATTAGATACTGAAGAAGACGATATAGATATTGAACCAGAAGTTGAAGCTGATGGTGATGAGGTTGAGATTGATGTTACATCTATCGTACAAAAAGCTGATGACGCTAAATCTAGTGCTGAAGGTGCAAAAGCTGGTACTGAAGAAGCTAACACTAAAATGGATGCATTAATGAGTAAGTTCGATGAGTTACAAACTAAAATGTCATCTATTGAAAGTGAAATAGAAAAAAGAAATCCGACTCCTAAAGAGAAATTAGAATTAAGAGCATTAGATTCTTATCCTTACAACACTAAACTTACTGATTTTTGGACAGACCAAGACGATTATGAAGTAGGTTTAGACGGTGAAGAAGCTGAAGCTGAGGATTTAACACTAACATCAGACGATATTGATTCTGATTATAATGAAACTGAAATTAAAAACTCATTATTAGGTAAGTAATATATAACTTATATTTTAGATAATTAAAAAAGGCTCCAAATAATTTTGGGGCTTTTTTTGTTTGTATAGTTGGTTTAGGGACAATGTTGTAGTAACTTTGTATATAATATTAAAATTTTTTTATATGAGTGATGCATTAGAAGCGATGTTAGCCCAATACAACGAGGACTCTGCACCTAAACCAGCAGCAAGTACAAATAGTGGCGGGTATGACGCAAAAAACTACTTTAGCGAAAGATTACCTAAAGGAGTAGATAGTGGTACATTTACTATCAGAATTCTGCCCCCACTACAGGGCAAAAAAGTACCTTACGATTCACACAATATCCATTCGTGGAAAATTGATGGTAAATACCCGAAAATGGTATGTAGACGTGAGATTGGAGAAGATTGTCCAGTTTGTGATGCTAGAGAAGCATTATACGCTGAAGCAAGTAAAAGTCCAAATGGTGGTGCTGACGAAAAGGAAGCCGCTAAAAAGTTTAATAGCAAAAAGATGTATATCTTAAGAGTTATTGATAGAGACAAAGAAGAAGAAGGTGTAAAATTCTGGAGATTTGGTCATTCTTACAAGAAAGACGGTATTCTTGATAAGATTATGGCAATAGTATCTACAATGGGTATTAATCCATTCGATGCCGAAACTGGACAAGATTTAGTTATTAATGTAGCTAGAGATTCATCTATGCCAGCGGTATGTAGAGTTACTGCGGTTTTACCTAAAGGACCATCTAGGTTGTCTGATGACGATAATAAGTATAATACTTGGTTATCTGATAATAGAACTTGGAAAGACGGTATCTTTAAACCAAAACCTTACGAGTACCTTAAATTAGTTACTATTGGTAAAACACCAGTTTGGGATAAAGAGTCTAAATCTTACGTTTCTAAAGAGGAAATGGAAGAGGTTGAAGTTAATGGTGGTAATGCAGTTATTAGTGACGAGCAAGTAATTACTATGGGTGGTGCACCAGTACAAGAAACAGTTCAAGACGCACCACAACCGATTACTACACAAGCTGGGACACAAGTAGGTGTGGGTGGTCAAGGAGTGACTAACCAATCACAACCAGTAGTAGAACAACCGCAACAACAAGTTATCAATACAACACCAACAGTTGATGAAGATGACGATTTGCCGTTCTAAATGATAATACGCCCCTTTATAGGGGCTTTTTTTAAATAAAAATAATATGTCTAAACAACCAAAAAAAACAATAAGTAAGAAGTCTTTTAGTATAGAAGACTTTAAGAAAAGCTTTAAAGGTGGTGAAGAAAAGAAAATTTCATCACCAGTTGGTGAAAAACCAGAAACTTGGATTCCATTTAAAGAAGCATGGCATGACGCTATTGGACTCCCAGGAATCCCTAGAGGATATGTTTCACTATTTAGAGGATTTTCTGATACTGGTAAATCTACAGCTATTTATGAAGCTATGGCTGGAGCACAAAAGATTGGTGACTTACCAATTATTATAGACACTGAAGGGAACTTTAACTGGGAACATGCTAAAATGATTGGTGTTAAGTATGAGACTGAAACACATACTATGGAAGTAGAAGAAATCAATCCTAATACTGGAGAAATTTCTACTAAAGAAGTAGAATATAAATCATACCATGGTAATTTTATGTACTTCACGGCTAAAGACTTGTTAGATAAGTACCAAAATTTTGATTACACTAAAGGTACGATGGGTACTAAACCATTAAGATTTGAGGCGGTAGTAGAAGATATTGCTAAATTAATTAATGATTTACTAACACAACAAGCGTTAGGTGAATTACCATTTAACTTATGTTTTTTATGGGATTCTATTGGTACTATTGACTGCTTTAAAGGAGCTACTTCTGGAGCAAGTAATAATATGTGGGTAGCTGGTGCACTAACAGCATCATTTAACAGTATTATGGCGGCTAAAATACCTAACAGTAGACGTACAGATTCTGAATACACTAACACGTTTGCTGCAGTACAGAAAGTATGGTTAGATTCTATGAGTGGTGGAGGTATGCCAAAAGTAGAACACAAGGGTG